AGAGCCAAGTTGCTTCTGTATCTCCCAAACTCAACGGACTGACTACTTGGTCTTTTAAACTTCCCGGAACGTACGCCGTCTTGGTAGCGTTTGATCTGAATCTTCCCGTTTCTACTACACCGAGCTATGTGGTCTGAATCACCGTTGTTGATATGAGACCAGCCACCATAACCACCTTCCTTGAGATTATATGTGTTTCCACTTTTAACATAATCCGCATTGACTATTTCCGCTTCCTTTGCAAACATTTCCTCTGGGGTTTGAAACTCAAAGAGTATGTCTTTTTTGAAATTTTCAAGGCCATGTTTTTTCTGCGACTTCAGAAGAATTTTTCCAGACCCCATGTATGTGTCATTGGGGTTTTTTGTTTGGTGGCACCCAACATAGGTCTTATCGTTCAGAATATTCGTGATTCGATAAACCAGATAAAGTGTCTTTTCTTCTCTCAGTGTTTTTTCCATATGCCTTATTTACTCACCAAATGTCTCTTTCGTTTTGATAATACTGTTATAGTGTTCTCTCAAGGTTATTAAATAAACAAAGGAAAAACATTATGGTTGTCAAGCGCAAGAAAAAAGAACCCGTCACATACAAAGTTTACGTGACATATTTACCGACAGGTGAATACTACATCGGCCACTCAGGTAAAAATGAGAAAGACTACGAGAAATACTTCGGGTCTTCCGCATACATCATGGGCCTCATCAAGGAATCAAAGGAAGCAGGTGTTCCTCACGGATTCACGAAAGAAACCATTGGTGTCTACCAAAAAAAGTCCCACAGCAAAGCCGTAGAACATATTCTGCAATGGGACTTTCGTCTTGATCCAAGGTGCATCAACCAGATGTGGAACGTGAGACTTCGTCTCGACCACCTCAAAGAACTGGTTATGCCGGAGTGGACTCCAAAGATTTGAGGGCTGAATCCCAGTCCCAAGACCCATCCATGTTATTCACTGAATACTCAGAAACACGCTTCTCAAAGAAGTTTGAGTGATCAGCTCCATTCAGAACCCAATCCAACCAAGGCAACGGATTGTCCTTCGCTCGATATTTTGGTTTCAAACCAAGTTGAAGCAGACGGCGATCCGTGATGTGTCTGATGTATTGCTTCACATCTTCCTGCGTCAAGCCCTCAATCGCATTATTCTTATAAGCGAGTTTGATGAACTTGTCTTCCAGATTCACCGTGGTCTTGGCCATTTCATAAAGCTTTGACTTCAGTTCGTCTGTCACGATTCGAGGATGCTCATCACACAATGTCCGGAACAACTTGGCGTTGCCCTGAACGTGCATTGTCTCATCACGAATACTCCATTCTACTATCGTATTCATTCCCTTCATTTTTCCGAACCGCTGGAAGTTGAGGAGCATCACGAATGACGCAAACAACGAAACACCTTCGTTCAGAACCGACTGAGCCAATGCAAGTGCAAGCCCCTGGAGAGAGTTCGAGTTGTTGTCTTTCATGAAATCAATCTTGTCAGACATCTCCTTATATTCAAGGAACATATGGAACTCTTCATCAGGCAAGCCCAAGGTCTCAACAAGAAGAGCATATGCCCGTTGATGAATACCTTCCCGAGCAGCAAACGAACCAAGCATATTTCTGACTTCATTGTTCTTGAACTTCGGGATCAAGAAGTCATAGTAGTTTGCACCAACCTGAACGTCAGACTGTGTGAACAATCTCAGAACACTAGTGATAAACTCAATCTCGTCAGCAGACAACTTCGTCTTCCAGTCTTGGATATCTTCTGAAAGTTCGGTCTCGCCTTCCGTCCAATGAGCTTCTTCGTGTTGAAGGGTTAGTTCAACTGCCCATGGATAATGGAATGGCTTATATGCAACTGATTCTGTTAAAAGGTGTGTCATGATTTATCTACTCTTCTTCTGGTGTTTCTTCTTTCACTTTCTCTTGTGCGGTCTTGAGGATGTCAGTCAGCTTTATGTGCAAAGCCCCAACATCACTCATTTCCTGTGGCATTATTGCCCCTCGCTTCGAAACTACTTCAATGAGTTGAATGACCAAACCCACGTCCTGAAGTGTTATTTGGCTCATTTCTTAGCAGCTCCACCTTTCTTCTGGTTGCCCTTTGGTGGGGAAACTGTCTTCGCGCCTGTGTCTTGAACGACTGGTGCTGGTTCAACTGCTGGGAACGACTCGTCGCGAACTGGTGCGGCGGCTTGTGGCTTGGCTTGTGGCTTATCCGGAGTGACTGTTTGGCCTTCCAATGTCGATAAACGTTTGTCCATCTCGAACAAGATTGAAGACAACACTCGGATGGTGTCGCGATCAGCGCTTCCACGCATGCCAACTCGTTCGATTTCGTTCATTAATAGTTCTGTGTACTTTGTGCTCATGTTATCCATCCTTCGCTTGGTTTATTAATTTTAACAATTACCATCATAAAGTAAATGTTCACTAGTTCAAATTTTTTCAAGTTTTGAATCTTGTTAGCCATGACAAGCAACACACTCATCATCGCCATCATCTTCTTGTTGTGGGTTTTCAATCTGATTGAACAGATTCATCAAGTCTTGATGCCCACCTATGTAGTCACCGTCAAGGTAGATCTGAGGAACCGTCTTCACGTCACGCCCAGTTACTTCCTTGGCTGTTTTTCCGACTTCACCGAGGTCAATCCATTCGAACGGAATCCCTCTCATCGTTAACTCTTCCTTCGCGGTTGCACAATGCGGGCAAGTCTTCGTTCCATAAACAATCGTGCCTTTATAGTCTTCCAATGCAACCCGTTCAACCTTTGACGAAACCGTCTCAGCTCGTGACTTGGCTTCTGTTCGAAGGTAATATAAACCCTTCAGACCTGAGAAATATGCTCTCATGTGAACACCGCTCACGTATGATTTGTCAGCACCAGACGGGAAAAACAGATTCACGGATTGGCCTTGACAGATGTCTGGTTGGCGATCAGCCGCGTGACTCACGACCCAGTTCTGGTCAAGTTCCTGTGCGGTCTTGAAGACGGCTTTCTCTTCTGAGTTCAGGAACGACAACTGTGCAACTGATCCTTTGTTCGTGATGATTGAACTCCATGTTGCGTCATCATTCCGATTATGCTTTGTCAGAAGTTCGCCGACATATGGATTCTTCACTAGGAATGATCCTGAACGTGTTCGATGAGTATACGCGTTTGCCTTGTTTGGCTCGATACTCGGTGATGTTGACAGAATAATTGCGGAAGAGGCATTTGGGGCCAGAGCCATTAAATGTGCGTTTCTCATTCCAGATCCTTCCATGTCAGGAGCGCAACCCCGTGATGTTCCAAGTTCCATTGACTCAGCCGTGGCTTGTGTCTTGATTGACTTGAACACCGCTTTGTTGAGAACTCGAGCTTCCTCTGATTCCCATGCGATTCCTTGACTCTGAAGCAATGAGTGGAAACCCATGGTTCCAAGTCCAATGGAACGTTCTCTCTTTGCAGAGTAGATTGCATTGCCGATCTCTTTTGGCGCGTTCTCAATGAAGAACTCAAGGACATTGTCCAGCATTCTCACTAAGTCAGACACCAACTCTGTGTCTTTCCATTGCTCATACATCTCAAGGTTGAGTGATGACAGGCAACAAACAGCAGTTCTTCCAGGACCAGTGGCCAAGTGGATTTCGTTGCATAGGTTGCTTCCGTGGATCTTCAAACCAAGGTCTTTCTGAAGCTGAGGCAAATGTCGGTTTGCGGTGTCGATAAAGTTCAAATATGGCTCACCAGTGCGGAAGCGAACTTCCATGATGCGTTCCCAAAGAGTTCGAGCTCTGACTGTCTCGATTGTCTTGTTACTTGATGGGTCACGAAGATCAAACAGGTCGTCATTCTTCGCCGCCGTCATGAACTCGTCACTGATGTTGATTGCGTTGTGGATATTCAAAGCCTTCCGCTGAACATCACCAGTCGGAACACGGATGTTCAAGAACTCAATGATGTCTGGGTGACTGATGTCCATGTATGCTGCATATGAACCCTTCCGAGTTTTTCCCTGTTTGTATGCGATCATGTCAGCATCAACAGTGTGTAAGAATGGGATTGGCCCAGGAGCTTTGTCTGAGACAGTTCTCACGTCAGACCAATGACCACCAACGCCACCGCCCATGACAGACAACCAACGAAGCTCAGATGAGTGTTCGATCAAACCCGAAATGGAGTCATCAACGAACGAAAGGAAGCATGATATTGGCATTCCTCGATCTTCCGCTGGGTTGCCATTCGGGGCGTTTGAGAGAACAGGTGATGCGAACATAAACCATTTCTGGCTCACTGCATCATAAAGTCTCTGTGCCATCTTGTGGTCAGTCTTACCTTTGAATGTTGACCATGCCGTGGCCGCTCGTGCATATGCATCCTGAGGCGATTTCTCGCTTTCCCGCATATAGAAACCGTTCAACATTCCAACAGAGTAATCAGCAAGGAGGTCGTCTCTGCTATAATCAATTACTACTTTATGTTTTGTTCCATTTGTCGAGCTGGATTTTACCGTGGAGTCCTTCATAAATATTTTCCGTGATGAGTGAGTTAACTTCGCGTCCATTAAGAACCATGTCATTGACGTCGTTTTCAGTGATCTTCTGAGGCCAGATAACAATCTTGAACCCGTTTTTAAGATACTTCCGCATTTTGGCAACCGTGAATCTGTTCCTTGGTTCGTTGTCGAAACAAACGATTGCATTCTTCATGTATTTCAAAGGCAGGCCATCACTTCCCGCCATTGCAACAGCATTGTCCAAAAACAGACTGTCGATGGGTCCTTCTAAAACAACAAACGGCTTACTCGTGTCGGCAAAATCAAGGCCGAAGATTCGGTCCTCACTCTTGTCATAGATCAAAGTGAGATACCTCAGACGGGCTTCTTCTTTGTCGAGTGATCTCCCTTGCAACCCAAACAACTCACCCTTCACATTCATAAATGGGAGGATCAGATAAGGTGATCCGTTTTGGATGTTTTCGTGTTCGGTTGGAGACGCCAAATCACCCATTCTTTCTGTGAAGAAGAGTTTTTCGTAGCGTGATTTAGGTATTTTCCTCGCTTGAACATACTTTAAGCAAAAGTGATCTTTAGGCAAATCACTCAGTTTGGTGCAAAACTGCAACAATGAGTTGAAGTTTACGTTTGGACGTTGTCGGTCCTTTTTCTTTGGTGATTCAATCTTGTCCCATGGATAGTTCCGCTGACACCCATGACACAAAAATACCCATCTTTCGATTTCCAGATATTTGAATGCGACAGAGTTGCAAAATGGGCAGTGACCCGATTGTACGCCTTTTGAGATTGTTTTAAACATGTACCTTTTATAGGCGATTTCCGATAATTTTTACGATGTTTTTGCGTTTTTTTGGTTTATTAATCGGGGCATCGAATCCAGCCATTCCGGTCTGGTTGATCACCTCGTTCGAACCAGCACCTGACATCGGTCCGCCAGTGGATGCACCAGATGACATTCCCTCGATCATTGAATCCTCGAACGCATCCAAAAAGCCTTCAGCCGTTGAGATGTCATGTCCAGAGATAGGATCGATCAAGTTATGTTCTTCCAGTTTTTCAATGAGGTGTACCGATGTTTCAGTGTTTGAAGTGGTTTCGACGTGTTCTTTGATGAGCGCCAACGCGGCGATGTATGACCCAAGTTGGTTTCTTCCAAGGGGAGTCTTTTCAAGGAGACGTTTGAGGTTGAATACTAAACGGTCAAGTAGTGTGAAGTGTTTGTTCT